TTTTTTATATTTGTAGATAATACAAAACTTTACAAGCCGTTGGAGTTATTGGAATTATTTAACGCTTCGTGTTGCGATGTCGGGTTAATAGACCCGTTTACGGGGTTAGATAGGGAAATGAGTTACGAGGGTAATTATACTTTTATGAATAAGGCACGGGAGTTTGTGAATAAAACGGGAATGACAATTTACATAAATACGCACCCGAATACCGAGAGCGGACGAAGTGGGCATTTATACCCCGACGGGGATTTTAAGGGACATTTGAAACCACCGTTAAAAGACCATATCGAGGGCGGTAAGGCATTCCTAAACAGGTGCGATGATATGATAGTTATTCACAGGCTAATAAAACACGAAGTAATGAAGTATTGCACTATGGTAAGCGTTGAAAAAGTAAAGGACACGGATACGGGCGGTAGGCATACGGGGTTAAACGATGCTGTTATTTTTAATTGGAATAGCGGTTTAGGTTTTGAAGTTTACGGAGTGAATCCGATTAAAGATTTACGGATTCCAAAAAACAAAAATTTATCTTTTTAATATGGATTTAGAAATTTTCAAAGCGCAGGTTTTGGTTCAATATACCTACTCAAAAATACAGGATAGCGTGGACGATATAAAAAAACGGAATCCACATAGAACGGATTTAATTACGTCAATGGAATCCAGTTTAAGCGACTTGCAAAAGGTTAGAAACACGATTGAATTAATGGAAAAAGAATTAAGGTTCGCACGTAGTACGGCGTTTAGGTTGGAGCGTATAGGGTTGGAATTAAAAGCCGAATTAAAGGAATTGAAAAACGAAAATGAAATGCTGAAAAAGGGTTTATGAAGTGTAAAAATTGTAAAGCCGAATTTACCCCAGTTCGATTTAACCAAAAATTTTGCTTTGATTCGTTTTGCGTTAAGGTTTGGATTGAATTAGAAAAACAGAAGCAATGGAAAACAAAAAAAAAGATATTAAAAGACGAATTACAAACGTTGCCCGAGTTGCTCAAATTAGCTCAAATAACCTTTAATAAGTACATACGAAAGCGCGACAAAGGAAAACCCTGTATTAGTTGCGAAAAGCCGTTAGGAGCGAAATTTGACGCAGGGCATTATTTCAGTATGGGGGGGCATAAGGCGGTAACGTTTGATGAGGAAAACGTGCACGGGCAATGCGTAACGTGCAACCAGCATAAACACGGAAATTTAATTGAATATCAATTAGGAATCCAAAAGCGAATAGGAGCGGATAGGTTGATAGAATTACACGCACGAGCATACGAAGTAAAGAAATGGACACGCGAGGAACTAAACGAAATAATAAGGACGTACAAAAAAAAGGCAAATGATTACGGAAACAGCTAAAAATTTATCCAGTAACGGGCATATTGAACAAAGCATAAACACGGGTAAAAAAGGCGAGGAAAATTTTAGGTTAGCTTGTAAGCTGAATAATTTACAATGTGTTGAGGCAACGGATAAGGAAAACATACGGCACGTAGATTTTTACGTTTTAGGTTTGGGCGTCGATGTTAAAGGATATAAAAATGCGCACAAAGAGGGTTTTATTATCGTGGAATTTAGAAACGTTAACGGGTATGCGGGTAGTTGTTCGGAAAAATCAAATGCGGATTTATTAGCTTTTCAATTTGAGGATTATTTTTTAATTGTACGAAAAGACGAATTATTAAATTATTGCCGTAAGGAAGTAAAAAACGAATACGTAGCGGAATTTAAGGAATGCTATAAAAAACTTTATACCCGTAAAAACCGTAAGGATTTAATGACAAAACTACACGTAAGCGACTTGAAAACCTTTAATTTTATTTGGAAGTTAAAATTTTAACAAAAAAATTTATATCAAAATGTTGCAGATTAAAAAATAAGTTTTATATTTGTGTCTAATTAAAAACAAAAAGCTATGAAAAAATTATTTAAGTCGTTGGCGGAGTTCCAACAAGAGGTTCCAGTAATTCACAAAGGAACGCAAGGTTTTGGTTATACGTATGCGGATTTACCGAAAATCTTTGAAGTAATTAACCCGTTATTAGCGAAACACGGATTAGGGTTTACGCAGTTAATTAACACAAAGGACGGGGTTAATTATTTAGTTACGGTCGTTTTTCACATTGAAAGCGGGGAACAAATCGAAAGTAATTGCATTATTCCCGAAGTTCAATTAAAGGGAATGAACGATTTTCAAAGTTTCGGAAGTGGAATAACTTATTTTCGCAGGTATTGTTTGTCGAGTGTTTTGGGGTTAGTTACGGACAAAGATACGGACGCCAGTGGCGAACAGGAAAAACACGAACCCAAAAAACCCGTTATAGACAATAAGCGATTAGGAAAAGCAATGGAATCAATCGCGCAGGGTAAATACACAAAAGAGGAGTTACTTAACACTTTTGCGTTAACGGAAGCGCAAATAAAAATTGTTAACGAGTTATGAAAATCAGGGTTTCTCAAATTGGTAAGATAATGACTACCCCCCGAACAAAGGGGGAGTTATTATCACAAACAGCCAAAACGCATATTCAGGAGTTAGTTTTGGAGCATAAATACGGAATACGAAAGGAGTTTAGTTCACGTTACACGGACAAAGGAAATGAGGTAGAGGAAATCGGAATTGCGCTTTGTAATCAGGTTTTAGATTTTCGGTTTATTTACAAAAATTACGAAAAGTTGCAAAACGATTGGGTTATAGGTACTCCCGACGTAAACACGGACGAAGTATTATTAGACGTTAAATGCAGTTGGGACGCGACCACATTCCCGTGGTTCGAAACTGAAATACCAAACAAGGATTATTTTTACCAGTTACAGGGTTATATGTGGCTTACGGGAAAGACGGAAAGCATTTTAGCGTATTGTTTAATTAACACTCCCGAATTGATGTTAGAAGACGAAATAAGGCGCGCGCATTGGAAAGCTAATTTAATCGAGGAAAACGCCGAATTGCGAAAAGAAATAGAAGCTAAACATATATTCGACCACATTCCAGAGCATAAACGTTGTAAGTATTGGTTCGTGCGAAAAGACGAAGCCGTTATTGAAGCTATTAGGGAAAAGGTTGAGTTATGTCGAGAATACTATAATGAGTTAATAAAAATAATATGAAAGCAATTTTAGAATTTAATTTACCCGAAGACCAAAACGAGTTCGAGTACGCTACAAAAGGTAGTGAAATGTTTTTAATTCTTTGGGGGGTAAAACAGGAATACCGCAAGTTAATGAAGTACCACGATTTAACGGAAACTGAATACAAGTTAATCGAGGATTTTAACGATAAATTATTAGAGGATTTACAGCACTACGGAATAAATTTAGATAAATAAATATGGAAACAAAAAACAACACGGGAGCGATTTTTAAGAACGATAAAAAGACGAACCCAAAACAACCCGATTACAGGGGAAAAGTAAACGTAAACGGCAAAGAAATGGAGATTGCCTTATGGCTCAAAGAATCCAGTAAAGGAATGAAGTATTTTTCGTGTTCATTTTCAGAGCCAAAAATGAACGAAACACCAAAACCCGTCCACACGCAAATAATAGAGGAAGACGATTTACCCTTTTGATTATGTTTATAGATGACAATAGCCTACGTAAGGAATTGAAAACGATATTGCTTACGAAAACACGAAACCAAGTCGTAAAGGAAATAAAAGCAAGGGGGTTAAAAATGCATCAATATACGATAGACCGTTTTTTATCAGGCGCATTAGTAAGCATTAAAACGCTTCGAACATTAGACGAATACGTTTACAGGCAATCGAAAGGGTTTAAGTAACGGTTTGGCTAAACTGTCGTTTTAATGCAGTTTTAGCCTTTGTTTGGTGTAGTTTAATTTAAAAGTTATTATATGGGGGATATTTACAAGTTATATTTTGATAATATAGATAAAGAGGTATATATAGGACAAACCAAACGAAAAGCACAAAGAAGATTTATGGAACATAGATGCAAAGCAAAAAATAACAAAACATTACTGGAAAAATGGATTAATAATAATGGAAGATTTAACTTAAAATATTCTATACTTTATCAAGGAGATGACTTAGATTTTAACGAGATAAAATTTATAAAATATTATAAAAAAAAAGGATTTAAATTATACAATATTACAAATGGGGGAAGTGGAGAAGGAGCGACAGGTTATAAACACACGGAGCAAGAAAAAAAAAGAAGGTCTTTAAAAAATTGGAGTAGAGATTATTCTATTTACACATTTAATAACAGAAATGGAGATAGTTTTACGGGCAACCGATTAGATTTTAGTAAATATTCTGGTATTAATCCAAGCGTTGTTTGCCAATTAATAAGGCACATAAAAAAAACAAGAAATGGTTGGTATGAAATTAATTGTAAAGACATAATGGGAAACAATAAACCAAGAAATAATAATAAATATAAATTTAGACATATACTGCACGGTAACGAAGAATGTACGTGTTGGGATTTAATACAAAAATATAGTTTAGATAATTCTAAAATATATCAGGTTGTAAAAGGCAAAAGAAATCAACATAAAGGTTGGTTTTTAAATTACACCTAACACAAATGTAGGCAAGCGTTTTAATGGTGCTTACCGACTGTTAAAAAGCCGTTTTAATGACGTTTGTTGTATTGATTAAAAAATAATCATTAGCTTTGAGCATAAACTAATAAAGTGGAATGGCTTACGTCAGTCGCAAAAGAGCATAAGGAATGGGTGAAACTTGTAAAAAGTTTTGGCGAAGATTTTTTTGCCGAGGATATTGTGCAAGAAGCGTATTTAAGATTACATAAGTATTGCAAGCCCGAAAATGTTATTCAAGACGGTAAGGTTAATAAAGGATTTATGTATTTTGTGCTACGCAATATATTTTTACAATTTATCAAAACTGAAAAAAAGGGCGAAATGGTAAGTTTAGAAAAATTAGCGTTATTAAAAGACGAAACCGAAAATTTAGCACGTGAGGAAGCCTACGGGCGTTTACTTGTTTTAATGAATCAGGAAGTCGAAAAATGGCATTGGTACGATAGGCAATTATTTAACATTTACAAAGACACGGAATTAAGTATTAGGGACATAGCAAAAGAAACCACGATTTCCAGCAGTTCGATTTTCAACACGATAAAAAATTGCAAAAGGAAAATTAAAAGCGTTTTGGAAGAGGATTACGCGGACTACAAAAACACGGATTACGAATTTATTAAATAAAATAGTTATGGCAAGACCAAAGAAAAAACCCGAGGGGTTAGGCGATACGGTAGAAACCGTTTTGGAAGTTACAGGAATAGCAAAAGTAGCCAAATGGATATTAGGCGAGGATTGCGGATGCGAGGAGCGTAAACAAAAGTTAAATGAAATTTGGCGATACAATAAACCCCAGTGCTTAACGGAAGACGAATACAGTTATTTAGATTCGTTTTTTAGTGAAAACCGAAACGCCCTTACCCCGAACCAACAAAGGGATTTATTAAAGATTTACAACCGCGTCTTTAATCAAAAAATGCAACCGACTTCGTGCGGGAGTTGCTTACGTGAAATGGTAAATAAATTAAATAAGTTGTACGCAATTTACAAAGAGGAAAATGCCGATACCGAAGCCAAATAAAAACGAATCCGAAAAGGATTTTATACAACGATGTATGTCCGATTCAGTAATGGTAAACGAATACGATACCGACCAGCGGTTCGCAGTTTGTCAAGACGCTTTTAAGACGAAGTTAGCAGGGGAAAAAATTAGTTTTGATTTTGACGGTACGTTAACAACGAAACGAGGTTACGAAAAGGCGAAACAATTAATTAACGAGGGAGCGGAAGTTTATATTATTTCAGCACGGGAAAATAAAGACGGAATGTTATTAAAAGCAAGCGAGTTAGGAATACACGAAAATCGTATTTATGCAACGGGTTCGAATAAAGCCAAAATTGAAAAGGTAAAGGAATTAGGAATAAGCACGCATTACGATAATAATATCGATGTAGTTAGGGCGTTAAAAGGTATTGGGGCAATGTTATGAAAATAGAACAAGTCAAAATTACGGACGTTAAGCCGAATCCAAAGAATCCGAGAATAATAAAAGACGGAAAATTTAGGAAATTAGTACAAAGTATTCAGGAGTTTCCAGATATGCTAAATAAACGCCCTTTAATCGTTTTCACGGACGTGGACGATAAATACGTTGTACTTGGTGGAAATATGCGCTTAAAAGCGTTAAAAGAGTTGAAATACGAAAGCGTACCCGTTATAGTTGCAGACGAATGGACGGAGGAACAAAAACACGAATTTTTAATAAAAGATAACGTAGGTTTTGGGGAATGGGATTGGGATAGTTTAGCAAATGAATGGGACGCTGAAAAGTTAGACGATTGGGGATTAGATATTCCTATATTTAAAGACGATGAAACTGAATTAAAAGATTTGTCAAGTACAATAGATAATTTATATCGTATTGAAATTGTATGTAAAGACGAAGAACACCAAGAAAATACGTATAACAAATTAATTGAGGAGGGTTACGAATGCCGACTTTTGACATTATAAAAGAAGTAAAGCCAACTAAAACATTTAGAGTTGCTTCAGTAATTGGTAAATTTGATTTACAATCCGAAAACGTAATTGAACATTTTAAGGGAGATATTGATATTCCTAATGAATGGCAAATAGGTTTAATTGTAGGAAAAAGCGGAACGGGAAAAACTACAATAGCAAAACAATTATTTGAAAATGCTTATATTACTTCTTATGAATATAGTGCCGAAACTGTTTTAGATGATATGCCTAAAGAATGTACCGTTGAACAAATAACTTCCGCATTTAATTCGGTAGGATTTTCAAGTCCACCAAGTTGGTTAAAACCATATTCGGTATTAAGTAATGGTCAAAAAATGCGAGTTGATTTAGCACGTGCTATTTTAGAAAAAGACGAATTATTTGTATTTGATGAATTTACAAGTGTAGTAGATAGAAATGTTGCTCAAATAGGTTCGTTTGCTATGCAAAAAGCAATTAGAAAGACCAATAAAAAGTTTATAGCAGTTACTTGCCATTTTGACGTACAGGATTGGTTGCTTCCCGATTGGGTATTTAATACCGATACAATGACCTTTCAAAGTTTTGAAGGGCAAAAAAAAAATAGACCAAATATCAAATTTGAGATATTCAATTACGGAGATAAAAGCATTTGGAAAATGTTTGCTAAGCACCATTATTTAAGCCATTCTCATAATAACGTCGCTAATGTATTTATAGCTACGGTTAATGATGAAGTTGCAGGGTTTATCAGTATATTGCCTTTTCCTCATCCAAAAGTTAAAAAAGTTAAAAGAGTGCATAGATTAGTTATATTACCTGACTTTCAAGGAGCGGGAATAGGATTAAAATTATTAAATGAAATAGGTAAAGTGTATAAAAAAGAAGATTGGAGATATAGAATAACAACAAGTTCTCCAAGTTTAGTATATGCGTTAAAAAAATCAAATGAATGGGCTTGTTTAGATTTTTCAAGAAAAAAACAAAGTAAAAGTAATTTAATGAATACTAAAATAAGTTCTAATCATTCAGCAAATAGAATAACCGCTTCATTTGAATTAAAGTAACACCGAAATTACACCGATATGAGCAAAGAAGATAACTTAAGACCTGCTTGGGGTAAAGGCGAAAGCGGAAACCCTAACGGAAGACCAAAAGGAAGTAAAAACCGAAGTACAATAGCGCGCAGGTGGTTAGAAGTTAATCAATCGTTAAAGAATCCAATTACAGGCGAGAACGAAACAATGTCGCAAGAAGACTTAATGACCTTGGCGCTAATTAAAAAAGCACGTGAGGGAGACGTAAACGCTTACAAGGCGTTAATGGATTCGGGTTACGGCGCACCCGTTCAGCAAATAGAACAAACTAATATCGAAATTCCTTTATTTCCCGATGTTCAAACGGACGACAGCGACGAATAAGGTACTCGGGTTAAAAAGACGGGTTAAAATTATTCAGGGGGGAACGAGTGCTTCGAAAACTTATTCAATACTCGCAGTCCTAATAAATAAAGCGTGTTTAATTCACGGCATAGAGATAAGCGTAGTTGCAGAAACAATACCACATTTAAGACGGGGCGCGTTAAAGGACTTTATTAAAATAATGAAATGGACGGGGCGTTTTATTGAGGATAGGTTTAATAAATCTTTATTGCGTTACGAGTTCGCAAATGGTTCGGTAGTCGAGTTTTTCAGCGCAGATGATTCCAGTAAATTAAGGGGAGCGCGAAGGGACATTCTTTACATAAACGAATGCAATAACGTAACCTTTGATTCTTACAACGAGTTGGCGATTCGAACGCGAAAGGAAATATATTTGGATTACAACCCAGCGCATGAATTCTGGGTACATACGGAATTAAAAGACGAACCCGATTCCGATTTTCTTATTTTAACTTACAAGGACAACGAAGCGTTAGATAAAAACATAGTTACCCAAATCGAAAAGAATAAAGAAAAAGCGAAGACGTCGAGTTATTGGGCTAATTGGTGGAAAGTTTACGGCGAGGGGCAATTAGGTATTTTGGAGGGGGTTGTTTTTAGTAATTGGAAAATAATTGACACGATACCAAAAGAAGCGCGTTTATTGGGTTTGGGTATGGACTTCGGTTATACGAATGACCCTACGGCGATAGTTGAGGTTTACGCATACAACGGGCAACGAATAGTTAATGAATTAATTTATCAAAGGGGATTGTTAAATAGCGATATTTCCAAATTAGTACCCAGCGCCGTGGCTATTTATGCGGATAGTTCCGAGCCGAAATCAATCGAGGAAATAAGACGCTACGGAAAAACGATTAAAGGCGTAACCAAAGGCAAGGATTCAATAAACTACGGAATAGATGTAATGCAACGCAACGAGTATTTAATTACAAGCCAAAGCACGAACCTAATTAAAGAGTTGAGGGGTTACGTTTGGGACACGGACAAAACAGGAAAACGATTAAACAAACCTATTGACTTTAATAATCACGCAATCGACGCCCTGCGTTATCACGAAATGGAAACGTTAGGACTTAACGCAAATTACGGAAAATATGCAATCCGATAAAACGAACGATATGCGGGTAATGATTACCGCAGTCGAAAATTACATTTATGAGCGTAAAGGGGTACGGGTGCAAATCGTATTTAACAATATGGCGCGTTTCCCTGCGCATTTTGAAATGTTATTAAAGGCTTACGAAGTTGCTATAAACTACAAAAACACGAAATAAAAGTTATTAAGATATGCGCATAGAAATAGACGTACCAAGTTCGATTAACGAAATACCGTTAAAGAATTATCAAGCGTTTCTCAAAGTTCAAAAAAACAGCAACGACGAGGAATTTATCGCGGAAAAAATGATTGAAATTTTTTGCGGTATTGAATTAAAAGAGGTAGCTAAAATGAAGTTAACGAGCATTAACGAATTGATATTGCACTTTAATAAAATCTTTGCAGAAAAGCCAAAATTTCAGGAGCGTTTTAAGATTGGCGGAATGGAGTTCGGTTTTATTCCAGATTTAGAAAATATAACCTTTGGCGAATACGTGGATTTAGATAATTACCTTGCAAATTGGGACGATTTCCACAAAGCAATGGCTGTAATGTATCGTCCAATTACAAATAGCAAAAAAGATAAATACGAAATTTTTCCGTACACAGGTGCGAATGAATTTTGCGAAGCAATGAAATTTGCGCCTATGGACGTTGCAATAGGGGCAAGTGTTTTTTTTTGGACTTTAGGAAACGAGTTATTAAGCGCTACCCTAAATTATTTAGAACGGGAAACGATGAAACTAACGAACAAACAACGGAGTATTCTTTACGATTCCAATTTGGGAAAAAATGGGGTTGGTATGGAAGCGTATACGCACTCGCTAACGGAAACATTACAAAATTTGACGAAGTCGTTAAATACGGATTATATAAATGTCTTACCTATCTCACATTCGAACAGGAAAAAAACGAAATAGAAATTGCCGAAATAAAAAAGAGTAGATTATGAACGGATATTACAGTTTGATAAACCAGTTGAAGCAACATTTTGACGTTGACGTTTTAACGAATACAGTAACACAGGGTAATATATTTGCAGTCGATTTAGGCAAACAAACGATTTTCCCGTTAGTGCATATTATGGTTAATCAAATAACATTTAATGACAATGTACTCACGGCAAACGTTACGCTTTTATGTATGGACAACGTAAGCCAGCGCAAAGAGGAAGCGCCAAATAATTTTGAAAACGCGGATAACGAAATCGACGTTTTGAATACCACGTTAGCAATCTTAAACCGAGCTTTTGAAAAGCTGAAACACGGAACAATGTGGGACAATTTATACAAGTTAAGAGGAATGCCAACGTGCGAACCTTTTATAGAGCGATTCGAAAATTACCTTGCAGGGTGGGCAATGACTTTCGACGTAGATTACCCTAACGATATGGACGTTTGTTAAAATGGATAGGGAGTTACAATTAAAAGCGTTGGAGGAATTTCGGGATTTTGTAATTCAAAATGCTAAACAAAATTTATCTACTAAAAATGTTTCAGGAAAATTAAAGAATAGTTTCAAAGCAACGGTTAAGGTCATGCCTAATTCAATGACTTTTATGTTTGAAATGGAGGAATACGGGTGGTATCAGGACAAAGGAGTTTCGGGCGTTAAGCAAAAATACAATACGCCGTTCAGTTACAAAAGTAAAGGAGGGAAAAGAGGATTAAAGGGTATGCCTAACCCAAGCAAATTAGATAAATGGATAGTGCGACGAGGATTAGCACCAAGGGACAAAGG